ACTCAGCAACGGTAACGGGACTTGCAATCTCGTTGCCGTTTTTTAATGACACTGTACCATTGATGTTTAGTTTGTGCTGTCCATTGTAGAATGTCTCATCTACATGTAAACCTGCTTGATACTGTCCAATAGTTTCTTTGATCTCATAGTGATTGATCTCAGAGTATGGATCATCATACTCCTCTTCTAATACTCTATACAACTCATAGTTATTCATTGGCCAGTCATACTGTGCATTGACTAGGTTGTTAGTCAATAGGATAACCCAATCATAGAACTGATTGCCATATGCATCTAGTGCAAGAGTATCAGGACGATCCTCATCTGTGATAGTATACTTCTTGAATAGAACAGCGTAAGAGAACGCATCATCATTCAGTTTGTATCTACGGAAGAAGTTCTTTGCTGTTACAAAGGAACTATCTGAGAATGGATAACTGATAGGTTTCTCATCGTATGAGATGTTGGGAACGATACTGAAGAACATTATCTTACTCCCTCGGATGAAGCAGGATTGAGTGCAACCTCTTCAGAGAATACAATCTTAGTCTCCTGGAAGTTGAGTGTTAGTTCTGTTGCAACTGGTGTTCCATCAGAATATGTAGCATACATTCCATCAGGTGTATACCCTACATCAACTTGAGTTAGAGCACACATCTTAAACCTAGGCAATTGCTTATGCTCTTCTGTACCATGCATGAATGCTACTCTACACAAACTTGGGAAACCAATAAAATTCTTTTTGACATTATTTGAATCGTTGCCAAATACTTTACCTGGCATTCTAGATGGTAAGGATGCTGCTTTAAACTGTGCAATAATTGAAGCACAATGTACTGCTTCTGTTTGATTTCTAGGAACTAATTTAAATTTTAATTGGAAGTTCCTCATGTCCACACCACTGAATAGTAACTCAGTGTTTGGGTTTAAAACTGCACCAGAGATTGCACCGAATACATCATCATTAGATAGATTATCTCCAGTTATAGTAGAGATTGCTTTTCTAATTATTTTAGCACCAGCAATATATGGTAAGTTGGTGAGAGAATCGCCAAAACCAGAGACAGCACTAGTTAATTTACCCATGCCATCTGCACCTGCTGTTCTCAGTGCATCGGTAGCAATATTACTAAACGCTTTACCACCCCAGTTAGATCTGAAACCAGTAGAGACATCTTCTGGCATGTACATGATAATGTCTTTAAATCTATTAGACTTTTGACTATCTGCATACATAGCAGCATCATTGTAGTCAATTACATTGCCTATTGCAGTCTGACCATCAACACTTTCACTACCAGCTGCTCTGTTTGCAAAAGGTGGTTTGTAATCATAAAACTGAAAGTACATGAAGTCACCATCTGCTGTGATAGGTGGATCAACAGGGTATCTCAACGCAGCACCATCATTTGGAGAAACAGATACCTGCGGAGCGTCACTATTCTTCAGGGAAATTTTTATGACATCAGGACTTATAGAATCTACAAGTCTTTCATATTTTTCATCAGCAGTCTTTTCAGCACCCTCTGGATCTGCTAACTCTTGTTCGATAGTTCTTTCAGTAACGGGACTAGTCCCTAATCCATCTGCCCAAACCATTACTTAGACATCTCCCTTGATTGTTTTGTACCGTATCCTTTCACAATACGTTGACCTCTGATTTTATCGTAGAATTGTTCATTAGTATCTTCCCAAACAGTTTCTTGATCTATCGGGAAGACCATACCATTAACATCTTTCACGAAATCTGCTGTTGGTAGTAGAATGGCAGTGTCCCATTCAGTAGCAGCGATATCTAAATATAATCCTTCTACATGTGAGTGTAAATATTTATGGAAGCATCTCTTAGGAATGTCTATTCTTCCCTGCATTAACTTCTTTGTTGCAATAATTCTCTTCTTTGGTGGTAGATAATGTAGGTTAGCACCCCAGAATTCACCCTTACCTGCTGTCTTAATGACATAGACAAGAGGAAATCTGTCATAGTAAGGCAACCATCTCATCTTTGCCTTGTATTCAAACATATACATGTGACCAGTCACTGCATATCTTCTGAGTTCGTTAGCATCTTGTTCTTCTGCTGAACCAACTCTATCGCTTCTTTCGTTCAGTATATACTTATTGAAGTTCTTTCTATATGAACTTGCCTGTTGTTTGACAGCATTTCTATACCATGAGAGAGATTTCTTCTCTCCACCTGTTGCTGCTGTTACTTTTTCAAAAAGTGTTTTGTATCCTGGGTCCTTATTGACTTGGTTGCGTTGGACAGACGCGAATCCTGTTGCCATTGTTTCATACTCCTAAATGATCCTCGGTTAGTATTAAGAAGTTCATCTGCCTGTCTTCACAATACTCACGAGCAGCGGACCATTTAGTTTGGTTCTTTGCGTATGTCAGTGCAGCATTACGATACGAGGCAGTTCGTTTATTTTTGTCATTCGGTGGTTGTGTTTGTTTCTTGGGTTTTACTTCAATGATATACTTCGTGACCTTGCCAGACTTTTCACGAACTTTAATGTAGAAGTCAGGGAAGTATCTTCTCACTTTACCATCAGGTGCCCTGTATGGTATAATAATCTCTTCACTACCCCACTGTAATATACTAGGGTTATTGTCACAGAACACCATGAACTTTCGTTCCCATAGCGACCTATAAACAATGTTTGTCGGGTTGCCACGGTACTTCTGAGGGTTGGTAGGTTTGAAATACCCTGAGTACGCCATAAATATAGTTGTTCCAACATAGGTATTTAGCGTGGATCCAGCACTGCCTAATAAGCGCATCCCTAGATTTATTGAAAAAGTTAATCAGCGCGGGGGTTTTGCTACCAGCAATAGTTTTCAGGTAAAGATGAATTTGCCTGGACCACTGCAAGAGTATATTATTTCGACTGGATTATTTGCGGATGTTGCAGACTTAAATGAGTATTTCACATTCATGTGTGAAGAGTGTCAGTTACCTAATGTCAATACAATGACAGGTCAGCAAAATGGTCTGTACACTGGTATTGGTAGCGTAGATTATATTCATACAAGAATGTTTACCGAGACAAATCTAACTTTTATGTTAGATGCGAACCTGACTGCTCTTAAGTTTGCAAACGCATGGCATACTTATATGTTTAGTGGAAATGCTAGTGAAATGCCATCATCAGAGAGTGATAGTGGTAAATATGGAAACTTGAGAGCTAGAAATAGAACTACAAGAGTACGTTATAAAGATGACTATGCTGGTACAATCTTTATTAGTAAGACCGAATCTGGTCCTCTGAGTGACATTCAAAGAGAACCCATCACATATATTTTAGAGAGAGCGTACCCATATCAGATTGATGCTGTGCCATTGCAGTATGGTGCAACTCAATTGACAAAGTGTAGTATCAATTTCAAATACGAAAGACACTACACTATAAACAGAGACATTAGAAAGATTGTTGGTGATACATCACAGTTAGGAAAGTTAGTTGGTAGGGTTGAGGTAAGTCCTGGTACATACGTTGATCAGTACCTAATCAATGGTAAGATTGTTGAGAGAGAAACAAGATCTAATCTTGCACCACCACTCTGAAAATTGACTTTTCAATTCCATAAAAGTGGGAAAATTTTTTCCGCTAATTTTTGGTTCTAAAAGTCGCGCTAAATATACATATGAACTGGTCTAAACATAATGGCATTACCACAGGTAGCACTACCAACCTATGAATTGACAATTCCGTCAAATAAGAAAAAAATCAGATATCGTCCATTTGTCGTAAAAGAGGAAAAACTTCTTTTAATCGCATTAGAGACAGAAGACGAAAAAGAAATTGAAACAGCAGTAAGAACTTTACTGAAGGGTTGTATTCAAACTCGAATTAAGCTAGAAGATCTTGCTATTTTTGATTTGGAGTATATTTTCCTTCAAATCCGTGCCGTCTCAGTTGGTGAAGTTATTGAAATGAACGTAACTTGCCAAGATGACGGAAAAACGCAAGTTAAGTATAATTTGAATTTGGCAGAAGTTCAGGTTCAGTTTCCAAAAGGACATGACACTAAAATCGAGCTTTCTGAAAAAATGGGTATTATCATGAAATACCCTGGATTTGATTCTTTTGTAAAATCCTCTATTGCAGGTAAAGGACCATCAGCAGACACTATTATTGATGTTATCGCTGATTGTATTGATCAAATCTATGATGGTGAAGATGTATATGACAGTTCTACCACGAAAAAGAAGGAATTCGTAGAATTCGTCGAAAATCTGACTAATAATCAATTTGAGAAGTTACAGAAATTCTTTGAAACTGCTCCTTCTCTGTCACATACATTTAAGGTCACAAATCCCAATACGGGAGAACCTTCTGAATATACTATTACAGGGTTAACGTCTTTTTTCGGATAGCACTCTTCCATAATTCTTTGGAAGGGTACTATAAGACTAACTTTGCTTTGATGCAACACCATAAATATAGCTTGAGTGAAATCGAAAACATGATGCCTTGGGAAAGGCAGGTATATACCAGTCTTCTCATGCAATACCTAGATCAAGTTCGACAACAGCAAGAACTAGCAGCTAAGCAACGTTAATGGCACACGGATATCTATCAGTCCAAGACACCCGAGGTGATAAAGATTATCTTAGGAATATCGGTGATATTCTTAAAGCTCTTTTAGACAGAGGTGAAGAGAATGGTGCTCCACCAGATAAAGGTGGTGCTCTTGTGCTGCAGAAAAAAGGAGATACAGCAGAAGTATATAAAAAACCAGATCCTCAAGATGATAGAGGTGGACCATTAGCAAAAAAAGGTGCTGGTGGTTTAGTTGGTGCATTTAGTCAAATGGTCAGAAGCGGCGGTGGTGCCGTTGCTAAAGCATCTGGTCGTCCTGCACTTCCTCCTGGTGGACCTAGACTTCCTGGCACTGCAGATGCTCCTACTGGTGGTGGTGGTAGAAAAGGTGGATCCTTTGTTGATATGGGTTCGTCCGTATCAACAGGATTGAATCCTGATAATTTTCTCAACAAATCTGGGCAAGTTGATGCGCTTCTGTTTGAGAATAGTGGAGTTCGACTTGATTCTGATAGTGGTGATAAAAGAAAAACTCTTGGTCGGCAAATCCGTGCTGCCAAAGCAGCAGCACGAGGCGATGCTGGTGGAGACAATGGTGGCAGCATTGTTGCTGCTCTATCTAACAACACTGCAGCGATTGTTAGTGCAATTAACAATCAAACTGCAAATGATACCAATTTAAAAAATCAGGAGATGCAAGCAAGTGAGCAAGCACTTGCTGATCAGAAAGCGATGCTCAAAGAGCAACGCGCTGAAGAGAAGGGACGTAGTGCTGGAACATCTGCCATCGAAGCAGTTGGAGCAGGCGGCGCTGGCGGAGGTGGAGGCGGTCTTTTAGGCGGTCTTGGTGGTATGCTTGGTGGACTGAAAGGTCTAAAAGGATTAAAGGGTTTAGGTGGATTAGGTAAAGGTTTAAAAGGAATATTAGGAAAAGGACTTGGTAAAGGACTAGCAAAAGGTGCTGGTAAAGGACTGATGAAAGGTGGTCTTAAGATGGGTCTTAAAAAGATCCCATTCTTAGGACTTGGTGCTGCAGCACTATTTGCTGGACAAAGAGCATTAGCAGGTGACTTTGCTGGTGCTGGTATGGAACTTGCTTCAGGTGGAGCAAGTATGATCCCTGGATTGGGAACTGCTGCATCTTTAGGTATTGATGCTGCATTGATGGCAAGAGATGCTAATATGCCATCGATGGCAGGTGGTGGATTTACATCTGGACCTAGGTCTGGTTATTTGTCAATGATGCATGGTGATGAATTAACTTTGAGTGGTAGTGCTGGTGGTGAGACCATCAAAATTGGTGAAAAAC